AGTAGGCAGAGGCAATCTCACTCAGCGATTCTGATGTAAGCTTCAAGGCATTTGAATAACTCTTCACACTGCCGTTCAATCCGCCACCACCGCCCGTGGTAGATGCTCCTGCTCCGTATGCCGTGATACCACCTGTGGCATAGAGATTACCATCAATCTTGATAGCCTTATTGGTTGCATCATACGTTATCTTAATGCCATGGAAGGAGATTGCGCCTTCGAATGTAGCATCGCCCGATACGCCAAGTTTAGAGAATGGAGCGTTTGGCTTCAAAGACACAAGGTCAGCAACGCTCGTTCCTGCACTTCCTTCCTTCCAAGTCGGCTCGAAGAAGGTGAGGTATGCGCCAAGATTCTTTTCGCTGATGATAAACGATGTAGGGTCTGCGTGAACCTTTCCGCTCACATCCCACCAGATAGCACCATTGGCAAGATAACCCGAGCCATCGAAGCGGATGAGGGAGGTTGCAGGGGTAAGATTTCCGCTATTATAGTCCTTATCCACCATCTGACCGCCCCACCATGTTGCGATACTCTTCTTTCCTCTATTCGGGTCTATTGCTCCGTTGATACCGCTCTGAACGTTTCCGTCTCCGTCTCTCAGCGCAAGGAGCGTTGTCATTACAAGACCACCGTCAACATATGTAGTCTGACCGAGCGCATCCTTGAGATACTTGTAACCTGCGAGGTCTGTGATATTCTGCTTCAAGTCACCATATATCTTGCTAGTGATATAGGCATTAGCCAAACCAAGTTTGTCATAGAATGCGCTGTATGCGGACTGAAAGTTGGTGAACTTCGTTCCCACGGCAGAGACGATAGCAGCCTTGCCGTTAGTATCAGCCTTATTGTAATTTGTAGATATATCTGAGAGATACGTAACGAGTTCCGTCTTGGCAGTAGAGAGAGTAGTGAAAGCAGTATTAAGGTCGGTGAGTTCTTTTGTACTCTTTAACACCTCTGCTCCCTTCACTTCATTGTACGACTTCTCGGCAGCTGCGAAAGCATCTTCAAGTCGCTTGGAATCCTGCGCCATTGCAGCAATCTCAGAAGGCTCTAGGTAGCCATCTTTGACGTAGCTGTCGAACGTCTTTTTGTTTTCGGTAACAGTCGTTCCGAGGGCGTTCAAGTTGCTCTGTGTCGTCTTAATCTCTTCTTGCGCCTTCTCAGCAGCTTTCTTGGCTTCCTCTGCCTTCGTGTCATCGGTATACTTGCTAGCCAATTTCCAATCGGCAATATCGAACTTTTCGCCTTCTGCCTTGGCGGTGGAACACTTCAAGATTTCGTTCTTGTAAGTGCTACCATCGTTCGGATAGGTTGCGTTCACCCACATATCGTTCACATCGTATGGTGGAACTGGCTGAGAGCCGAAGATGCGTCTCTTGGTGTTGGCGGTAGCTTGCGCTCCATTAGCCTTCTTATCCGCAGCGGCTGCATCTTTGAGTGCTTGGCTTGAATCTTTGAGTGCCTTGGTCAGCTCCGTATCTGTGATGATAATCCACTCATAGGTAGAGCCATCCTTGGCAAAGCGGTATGCCTTGCCCGTCTTGTTGTCATAGTAGAGGTCTCCCAAGTGGGTTTTCTTATCATTGTCGGTCTTCCAACTGATGGCTGGAGCATTCTTCAAAGTAGGAACGCCGTCATAGAACCAAGTCTCAATAGCTCCGTCTATCTGGTTTTGAAGGTCGATAATCGTCTGTGATTTCTTGATAATGGTCTCAACGGCATTCTTATCCAAGCTCTTCTCGGTGATGTACTTATCCAAGGTCTTTCCATCGTAGGTGGACTTAATATCCAAGTCTCCCTTGATGGTAACTTTCTTCGTCTCGCTATCAAACTTGACATAGGATTCACCCTCGTAGTTATTGGCACTAGTAGGTCGGTCTCCGAAGTACATATCTCCGTAGACGTTGAAGAATGCCTTGTTAGTCTGCTTATTCACACCATATTCCACATACTCCCTATTGGCAAAGGAATAGCTGTTGATGCCGTGATAGAGGCTAATGGATGGCGAATAGGTATCTACCGCCGAGAAGATAAGGCAGTTCTGACGTTCCACATCGGTTCTATTACCGCACTGGTTGAGCACATCACCTTTAGCAGGAACATCGCTTGCCGTAGCGCAATCGGTATCAGAGAGGTCGATATAATGATATTTCTTTCCTTCCAGCTCTACAGGGTCTTCATCACGACCGATTGCCAATCGCCAATAGAAGTGATTGCCAGCCTTGTGATAAGTGCCCTTGCGAACGTTGAATGATTCCGAGCGCACCTGGTCGCCAACAGCGAAATCATTATCCACGGCATCGCCTTCCTGCTCTGCTAAGAAATAGCAACGATAAGCCTTCTGTGACACATTATTGTATGTCACAGTAACCTCTTCTACCTTATGAGCCACCACGCCACCAGTAGGAGAGATTATCTCCTTACCACCGATGGTGGATGTTTTATTGATGACCAGCTCCTCGAAGATAGCCTTCATTCTTACCTCCAAGTAATCCGTGATGAGGTGTGAACGACCTTCTGCATCTGGAGTCCACGAGCCTCCGTTCTCATTGTTGGAGTTACCGACAAGCAAACCACCAAGGAACTTCTGCACCTTCTCCCAAGTGATTGTGCTCTTTGCGGTGTTATCCTGCAGCCTAGATACAAACTCCATCCTAGAACGTCTAGCAGAATAAACGTTACTATCGGATGCAGGAGTGGTATCGTTCATGCCAATTACATAGACACCTCCACCATTACCGCTTCCTGTGCCGCCTATCTGCATTCCATTCACCTTGATGGAATCAACCTTGTCTTCCAACTTACCCAACCGGCTAGTAGCTGCCTTTTCTCCTACTATGTACTGAGGATGGTCGTAAGGGATATCCAAAGGTATCTCCATTCCGATGATACGAGAGTTTCGGTAGTGCTTGCCATCCGCATCCACCTGCGCAAACATATCATTAATCAGCTTTACCTGTTCACCGAGAGGATGGTAATCGTATATTCCATCATTGTAGAACTTATCGCCATCCATCGTGCAGGTGAAGTTTGAGTTGCTGATCATGGTTTTCTGATAGTACTGCTTCGATCTATCGAACAGAGACAACTGAGCAGTAGGGATGAGGTCCGTATCTGTAATTTTGGTTGCGTCCCAGTTGAACAGAAAGTACTTATCACCAACCTTTGGGCACATAACGCCATCGGGAAGAGTTCTTCCGTAGGTATCGTTTGCCACAATCTCAAAGTAGTTAACCTTGTCGATAACCTTGAAGCTGACATCGAACTCCATACCCATGAGAGCACCGCTAGTGAACTTGATGCCTAAGGTGAGGTTACTCTTTATCCAACTCTCCTTGAAGTTATTAGTGAAAGAGTCTGTAGAAGTGACCTGCCAAAATGTCTGTGTAGTCTTCGTTCCGTCTTCGTTATCAACGGTGCTATCATAGGTCTTGATACTGCTGACCCTGCATTCAACCTTCGGATATTCTTCATCGAACATAACGACACCTTCGATAGCCTGCTTGTCATTCTTCACGACATTCACGTTCTCCAGATAGCCATCCTTGGCGTAGAAACCATCACTATCCACTTCCTTGTTAGGGAGCATGAGGTAATCAGTAGCAACACCATCGGTGGTGACGTCCGCATCGGCACCAGTGAAATATCCTTTCGGAATATTCCTATCTGAGCCGAATGCGTACAGTCTCGTGATATAAGTTGACTTGGATTCTGAATAGGACATAGACAGAACATTAACATCCTGCTCGAATGTTGTCTGTCCTTCCATTTCGCAATATCCAAGGTATATAATGGAGCCATCTATCCACCACTCGCAGTTGAGTGCGTCTTCGGAACAGATGGCGTTGAGAGCATCAAGAATACTGATGGAGCCGTACTCGATCAAGAATCTCTTCTGAACATCGAAAGCCTTGTTGTTGTAAGTAGTGTAGTCAACAGAGAACTCCTTGCCATTGTACGTAAGACCTAGCGCCTTGAGGTTGCCGAGTATAACGTTCATGTGCACGCCTACCGTAGTGGTGAGCTTGAATGAAGTTTCGTTTACTCCGTGCTGAGGGCGATACTTGCAAAGCTTATTCTTCCAAGACATATAGTAGGCATCCATCTGCATTTCGTAGTCATAGCCATCACTATCATTGTGCTTAGGGAAGTATGATGATGTAAGCTCAAAGTAGCCGAAGTCGGGAATCTCCACGGAGTCCCCAATCTCGAAATAGATAGGAGTTGCCGTAGTGAACTTCAAGATGATGTAGTGGTGGTCCATAAGCTGATACGACAGCTTAGAACCCTCACCGAAGTCCTCTAATGTGAAGAATACCTTATTATTTCTCTTTATCTGAATCATTGGCTTGTATATATTTACTTGTTTCACCTCTGTCACTAGGGTCTGGCTCGTTGAGTTTTAGGCTGAACTTTGCCATTTCCTGAATGAACTGACTGAATTGTGTGCAGGAGAGATAGATGCACCGATACCACACATTAGGCTGGAATCGGGTGCGGATAACCAACTCTCCCTTGGCAAGAACCTCCTCGCAGAACCTAGCATAGTTCATCATGAACGTATCTGAGTCCTTGGCGGTCATATTGAACGGCAGCGTTATCTCCCTCTCATCCAATCTAGGATTGTGCTTGATAACTGACTTTCCGTCCTTTGAGCGATACTTGTTGCTGATGAACTCCTTGTTTGGTGCAGGGGTCATGAGCGCACTGAGGGCGGTTTCGTCTAAGAATATGCCCCACGTAAGATAGGCATCTTTGCCATTGATATAAAGTTGACCATTAAGCATAACTATTTAATCATTAAATAACCTCGTAGGATTCGCTTTGAGCCGCTTTTGCTATTGTTGAGTATAGTTGTAAGGGCTGACTAGCGAAAAGCCTGTAGAGGCTAAATATCCTTTAATCTTCTGTTCATATCATCCAGCTTGGTTCCGAAGTCATTATAGGTGAGCTTTGAATACTTCACGATGTCTTCGAGGTAGCTGTTTGTCATAATCATCATGTTTCTAATCTCCAATACCGCGCCATTGGTTGAGATTCCGAGTGTAACGATGCTCTCCATCTGTGATATGGTGGTAGTCATGTTCTGAGCGATGGACTCTCCTGCAATCTGCAGGGCGGTGAAGCGACCATTCAGCTCGTCTGCGGTATCTTGCCCCATAGATGCCCATCCTCCGCTTGTTGCGGTCTGTGATGAGGATGAGGAACCAGTGTAGCCTGTCACCTTTGCCCACTCGTCACGTCTCTTCAAGCCTTCCTGGACAATATCATCGTAACGCTTATAGAAAGCATCTACATCTTCTTTGGTTAGCTTTCCGTTTTTATCCTTCATAGCCTTTGCCCAATCATCGTAGAGTTTCTTCAAGTCTCCATTGATAAGGTCTTCCATACTGAAAGAGAGAAGGGACTTCTGCATCTTTTCTGCGAAATCATCTGCCATTTCGCTAGTAAAGTTGCTACCATCCTTCTTCATGTCCATAAGGTCCGTCAAAAAGCTATCTCTCATTCCACTGAAGGAAATCTGAGTAAGGTTCTCCTTGAACTGCTCTGACAACTCTTCCAGCTTGCCTGCTTGGTCTATGTAGTCATTCAACTTCTCCGTCAGACGCCCACCATAGTTACCCTTTCCTGTGTTCTCGATATGCTCCCAAATGGCAACGTTGCCACGGAGGAGCTTCATTTCCTCTGGGCTGAGGGAGAAAAGGTCGCCATTGAAATCTGATTTGATGTTCTTCTTGATCCAATCCATCTCGTCACTACCGAAGCCGCCCCAATAAGCGTTCCATGAGTGGTGCGAACCATGATAGCTTGCCTGTGCCTTTGCGATGTCGAGGTAGTTCTGATTGGTCTCCTGCTGATTCTTGTAGGCTTGCTCGTAGTAGGAGGTTGCCTTGGAGCCAAAGGAGTTTTCCATTGCATCAGTCAAATCCTCGATGGATTGCTGCAAGAGGGTATTTCTGTCTGTCAGTCTTTCGATGGTGTCATTGACTTTCTTTGCATTTCCATCTCCACCGAACAGACTATTGAAACCACCGAATGAAAGCGTGTTGAGGATATGAGAAACATTGTTCCCGATGCTCTTCAATGGCTTCATAACAATGTCACCCGACAAAGCATCATCAAGGATGCCCGTTACTGCGCCAAAGACCGTCTCCATGAGGTTGCTTATGAGTGTTCCGAAGCCATCTTTCAGAATATCGAGGATGCCGAGTATTGCGGAGATTATTTCACCTGCCATACCGCTATCCCCTAAAGCTTTCGTCAGAGATTTGGCTGCGTCACTATCTTTACCGAGCAACCCTTGGATGCCCTTTGCTAGAGTGTTGGCAACGTCCTTCTGCATGTTGCCGCCGAAAAGCTTGTCAAGTCCTAGAATGGAGTTTCCTATGCCTTTGAGTGACCCCGATGTGAGACCCTGCAAACCATTTTCAAGCTGTTGGAACTGAGAAACTGCCTTCTGTGCAGATGTCTGCAAGTCTGATGATGCCTTCTGAACTGATGAACCAAACTCCAAAACGTTGTTAGATGCGGTAGCGAGTACGCCCTGCGCTCTAGAGAGGTTGGCTTCAGCCTTGCTGATACTTGTCTTATCACCGATCTTCTTAGCCTTAGCGAGGTCTTCCTGCGCCTTGGTAACGGCTTTCGTGGCTTCAATCTCTCGCTCCTGTGCATCAATATAGCCCTGCATGGCTGACTGATAGGAGTTGATGTCGTCCGAAACCTTCTTAAAGATGTCACTATTCCAGATGGTGGCAGAGCCTTGTAACTTGGAGATAAGTTCCTGTATAGTCTTCTGCTCATTAACATCTGTTGTGCTCTTTGAGAGCTCTTGCAGCTTCTCAATGGTAGGTTCAAGTTGGTCCTTGAACATAGCACCGAAGTCTCCGAAGACGCTTCCCCAATCGATGTTCTGTCTGATGGCATTTATCTCGATGGTTTGGAGGTCCTTCTTTCTCTGCTGCTGAAGAGAGAGCTTTTCGCCCTGCGTCTGAGCCTTGGCAATCTTCTCCTCGTACTCCTCGGCAATGGCTTGCTTCTGCTGATAGAGAGAACCATACTCCTTCAAGTAGTCACGCATAGAGGTGAGGGCTTCCCTGTTGACCTCATCAAGCTTCTTGTTGTACTCTTGGGTAGCGAGGTCTCTAGCCTTGGAGAGAGCATTGGACTGAGCAGAGGTAAGGGATGCTTTCTTGCCAGCTTCCTTGTTCTTCTTCTTGAACTCGGCTTCCTGCTTGTCAATCTCGGCTTTACGCTTGGCGTAGTCGTTCTTGATTTCAGCAATCTTCTTCTCCGTGCCTTCCTGCATCTGAGATATATCGGTGTCGATATTTTCCTGCTGCAGCTGCTTCAAATCCTCGTTCAGTTCCTCCTGGGCCTTCTTGCGGTCTTCTGCTAGTTTCTTGGCATCGGCGGCTGCTTTCTTGGCTTTGGAAGCGTTCTTCTTTGCGTTTGCTTCTGCCTCTTCCTTTTCGCGACGCTTCTGCTTAGCATCGTCTTCTGCCTTGGTCTGCTTGGTGTTGGCTGCATTGGTATAATCCCATCCTCGCTGGGCAATATCGTTGGTTGACATCCATTTGCCATTGACTAGCGCACCTGACTTCTTGTTGTTTGCAAGGTCGCGTGCCAAAGCAGAGAAGTACTTACCTAAGCGTCCCAGTTCCGGAATATTCATATTCTGCATCCACGATGGTATCTTGGCATCGAAGTTGACGTGGAAGTTGATGTTGTTCTCGGAATAGTTCTGCATGAACTCCTTGACACGGTTGTAGAGAACGTGTACATCCTCGCCGGCACCCTGGAGCTGCTTCTGCAAAGCGTTTATCCTATCCTTGGTAGAAGTGGCCTTGTTTCCGAAATCCTCTGTTGCATCTGCCGCTCGGTTGATATTATCTGCCTCTTCACTATGCAGTTTTTTTGCAGCTCGAAGTTCGTAGAGATAACCAATCAATGCCTTCCTTGCATCGCTTGTTTTGTCTCCTGTAAAACCGAAAGCATTAGCAAGCTTTTCAGATTCGGATATCAAAGAAGCCTCTAACTGATTGTATTGCTTCAGATAGGTCTGATACTCCTTGGAGTGCTCATTCAAGCCAGCCATCTTCTGTGTTAGGTCATCAAACTGCTTGATAACCGAGTCAGATACGATGTTCTGTATGCCGACGGCTATACCGCTGCTAGAGGTTCCATAACCCTTCAACTTACCCAAAAGAGCTTGCTGAGCGCTATCAACACGGTTGTTGTAGTCTTCATTAGCCTTGGAGATTGCATTGGCTCTGTTGCGCTCTGTAGCCTCCAGCTTGATTTGCTTGACGAGTTCTTTAGATTTATCTATCTCCTGCTGCTTAACATCCACAAGGTTGCTCTCGTCTTCCTTGATCTTGTCGATAGCAATTCCATAGTTATCATAGATGTTTGACAGCTCCTTGATGGTGTCCTTGTAAACCTTGGAGCCTTCCTTTGCAGTCTTCAGAATGGAGACTAGCGACTCGACCTTGCTTGATGCCTCATTGGCGCTCTCAGTAAACTTGGAGGTCTTAGAAGCTGCATCATCCGCAGACTTTCCAAATACTCCAAAGTATGTGATAGCTGATGCAACTAGTCCTATTACAATACCAAGAATATTGTTCATGCAAGCCGCATTAAAAGCAGTCATACCCTTTGAAGCCTTTAAGAGTGCATCACTCATTCCGAGGAATTTAGCCGCTGCATTCAGTGCAATAAGACTCTTCTCAATAGCTATAGTTGCTATCACTGCAGCCTTGTATGCTCCATACGCTGCAACGACGGTCATAAGTACCTTGCCTACCGTCTCCCAATTCTCAACGAGGGTGGAAACGACTCCCAATCCGGTATTGATGACACCCTCCTGGGATTTACCCAGCTCGTTGAACATCTGCTCAATGGCATCCTTAATGTTGCTAATCTGACCGGTAATAGTCTTGGACTGAGCTTCCATCAAGCCACCGAACTTACTACCCTCAGCAGTCATACTCTGCATTGCCTGGATGAAGACATCGCTGGTTACCTTGCCTGCCTTGATTTGCTTCTGTACCTCCTTGATGGCGTTGGTAACGTCAAGACCCATAACCTTGGCTATCTCATCTGCGATAGGAATACCTCGGTTGAGGAACTGATACAAGTCCATAGTATCCATCTTGCCCTTGGCGATGGTGGTGCCGTAAAGCATCACGAGGTCTTTAAGGTTCATACCCATACCTGCCGCAACGTCTCCCAATCCGATAAGCGTCTTGTTGACATCCTCGGCTGCTACGTTGAACGCAAGGAGCTGCTTAGCTCCCTCTGTAACGTCTTCAACCCCGAAAGGTGTGATGGCTGCCGTGCGGATCATCTGTTTCATGAGAGCATCAGCTTTCTCCTCAGACTGCAACATCGTCTTGAATGCCATTTCTGTCTGCTGGAACTGTCCGCGGACCTGCATCATCTGATTGACGAACTTGCCAATGCTCCAACCGCCAATGGCAATGTTCATGCTGTTCTGTATATTCGAGATTACATCGTCAATAGACTTTCCGTCCTTCTTAACCCTCTCGGCAGTCTGATGAACTGCGTTCTGAATGTCCCGAAAACCGGAAACGACCTTGGCTGTCTCGACTATTGTATCGAATTTAATGCTTGGCATAATGTTCTATTTTTCCTTGAATTTATACTCTGTTATAAAGAATCGCCGGGGAAACACCAAATATGAGTGTCCGATATGGGAACTTTACGTGCGTGCGCAGGAAGACTTCGGTTAAATCTCGGTCTCGGACTCTATCACCGCCTTCATGACCGCCTCCTTGTTGTTGCCATCGATGACCTCTTCCCCTGCTGCCGGTATATGGGCTTTCTTCCTCTCCTCATCAGACAGATAGATTGAAGTAATCTTGTCTTTGAGCATGAGAGTCAGGTTGTTATACGATATTCCCCATACCACGTAGTCGAAAGTCCATCCGTATCTTTCGCAAGCAGCATCTATGAGTGTACCCCATATTGTCTTGCCTCCGAAGATAAAGCTATTCTCCGACTTCTTTGCTGCGTTGACTTTTGCCATACGCTTCGCTTCTTCTTCCATTCCTGTCTCTTTGGCTATTGTCTGGTATGAGTTAGCCTTAAGGATGATGATAAGAAGTGTAGCTATATCCTCGTTGGAACATTCTTTGAAGATTACCTCCGTCTGCCTGCTTACACATCTGGAATTAAGTATTTCGTTCTTTGTATTGAGTGAGTGATATGCAATCAATCTGCAGCATGTCTCCCTTTTGGTGTTTGCAACTCGCAATGCTTCCAAGAATGGATCAGCTTGAAGTAACTCTTTGTCTAGCTCCAAGCTATCTACTAACTGCGACGTTAGGTACATCATGCCCAGTGTAGTAGGGTAGATGTTAACGTGAGCGTGCTCAGTATCAAAGCCTATCGGCATATCTGTGAGCGTATTCGATATAATGATTCCTAACTCTTCCATATCACTCGAATTTAAATTGTTGGCACCCAAGGCAGGACTCGAACCTGCGACTTTCAACCAGCTTTTGAAGACCCTGGATTTTCATGCGACGGACTATTTGGTCTCGCTCTGCCCCTGAGCTACTTGGGTAGGTTGCCGGCTGATAACCCTCAGTCGGCAGAAGGGATATTAGGATATGCCTATGTCTCTGCGTATGTTTCCGTGATTTCAGCAGGAGGGGTCTCACCATCCTGCGGCTTCTTGAAAGTCAAGGCATACTTTCCACCTGTTCCCTTTGTGGCGGTGATAACACGCCAGCGGTAAGCACAATAGACTTCCT